TTATTGATGTGCGCGTTGATGAACTTCGGAAAGCCGGTAGCGTGCCGCAATTTGCCTGCATTCGTTCAGAACTTTTTCGCATCCGCCAACAACTAGACACATGAAACAACACGAACTTGATCTGCAACGTGCTCAGATGATGGATGTGCTTTATGAACGCAGTGGTCGCACCAATGGGCTTTATACGGGTTTGTGGCAAGAGTTTGCCTTAGATATTGCAGCCAATTTCAGGGATACCGACTACGCCGAGTTGCACGCTGCCTGCGTCACCGCCATCGGTGAGACGGAAAGTGTCTTGGCCGAGAAGCACGCCCAGCAAGGAATTGCTGTTTGCCGTCGTTACCTGTTAGGTGACAAATGGCTCTGAGTGATCGCCGCCCAAACGGCAAGGGTCGCAACTTCACCGTGAATATCAGGATGAGCCGGGAAGAGATCGAAGCAGCCCGCACCCTTGGCGCTGGCAATGTGAGCATGGGTTTCCGTCATGCGATCCGATATGCCATGTCAAGGAACATGCGGCCAATCAAGCTCAGCACCTTGCTGCGCTCTGCTGCAGTTTTGGCATCAGACCTGGAGGAACCATGAATTTACGAGCAATGCAACGCGCCATCAGTGAGCGCAATGCTGATTTGGTGGCTGAATTTGTTCAGCTCCATGGCCGGATGCCCAAAAACATGGAAACCTATAAAGGCATTGACATCGGCAGTTTTGTATCCCGTGCCCGTGGGATGCGTAGCCGGTTGGCAATGAATGCACTCACTGATCGCGGCATTGATTACACGGAAAACATGCGGTGGCCCAAATACGGTCAAAGGAGGATCCAACATGACTGATCCAGTCAATCATCCAGCGCACTACCAAGTAGCTGGCACCGTCGAAGCGATTGACTTTATTGAGGCGGTCATCAGCGAAGCACCTCACATGGTCCCGGCCTATCTTCAGGGACAGGCACTTAAGTATTTGATCCGCATGTGGGCCAAGGGGAACGCCGTCCAGGATGCCCGCAAGGCGGAATGGTATCTCCGCCGTTTAATTGCGAAACTAGAGGAATGCTCGACAACCTCCCACTGAAATGGTTTGAACGCTTGGCGGCATGGATCCTCATGCGTAGTCCTCGCATTGGTTTGCTTGTGATCAAGGCACATAGTTCGCGGATGGTTTATTTCGTCCAAGATCCAACAGACCGGGTGGGTATTGATGATGAGCTTGAACCACTATCAATGCAGTTTGAGCGGATCTTTCACCAACCGTCTTACGGCGAGACTGAATGATCAGCCTATACGCTGGCCGTTTGCTTTTGGTGTGTGACCGCACTGATCGGAGTTGGCACGCACGGATACTACTGGGCCCTAAGCCTGAGCATCAAATTGAATCTGATACTGGTACGGTTCATCTTCCAACTGCCTTGCTTAGAGCACAGTCGGTCTATCAAGCTGCTGTTGCCAGTATTAGACCACCAGGCTCACCACGCATGTGTTGGGATTGTTTGCAGTGGAGTATGCAAACAATGAAATGCGAACTGGGCTTGCCAGAATCAAAGAGAAGCGGTGGCCGGTACGCATCCCGGTGTGAAATGTATGACCCAGCCTGTGGTGGTTAATAGGAGTGACCGTGATGGTGGTTGGATTGAAACCTTAGAACCTGAGCATGGCGGCGAATTGTATTACCGATCGTGTGCACATGGATATTGTCGGTACAGTTCAGACCTCTGGCAGGCTGAAATATATCTTGATCATCTGTTGGCCCGATGACTGCTGCTGAGCTTGTCTATTTAGCTGTGATGTATTGGATCATCAGTGCCCTCGTCATCTTGCTGCTCAGTAAGATCCTGCCCTAGCCACTGAATGATTGCCCATTCACGGGTAGCAGACCAGAACGGCTGAGCGCGAAACCAATCCACCCAGTTGGCCTTGCCCTTGCGACTGTTGCACGACAGGCAACAGCTGATCAGGTTGGATTTCACGGTCAGGCCACCTGTGATCTTGGGCACCACATGATCAAGTGTTGGACTACGGCCGAGTGGATCATTGCAATAAGCACATTGATAATTCCAGGAAAGGTGGATCTGATCACGGGCCGAGCGTCGCGTAACCAGTTTGGTTTCATCAATGTGCGACTTGTCCACTCAGATCAGCAGGTAAAGGGACGGCGTGGACTTCGAGGTCAAGGATGTCCTCGTCGTTACGGATGAATTCTGCAATCTGCGAATAAATGTCAGCCGGAAGTTCCTCCGGGTCAGTTTCGGAGCGCACGATCACCTTGGCAGTGATCTCCACAATGAAAGCCCTCATGGGCAGCGCTCCGGCTCTGTTAACAGTAGCGACGAAGACCGTTACAACAGGGGATCAAACGTAAACTGTTGCGATGCAATACATCCTCAACATCGGTCCCTGGCACGTCGGACCTTTCCCAACCCATCTCAGTGCGACTCATTTTGCAGAGTCCCACGGATGCGACGATTACCAGATGATCCAAGTAGATGATCCGGCAGAGGCGCCAGGGAAGATCGCAAGGCTGCGTCAGCCCTTGCTTGCGGTGACTACCAAGTCACCTTGATACCGACCAGTTTTTTGGTAACTCCGTTCCACTGGAGCAAATGTGGCAAGGAATTTAAGTTGGCCAATTTTGAGACCTGGCCAGATCCCAAGCGGATGATGCTGCCGGGCATTTTTTAATTCAAGTGTCAGACGACCGCAATACCCAGGATCAGCCCAACCTGCCTCAGCATGATCCCATCCTTCTCGTGCCCTACTTGATTTGAGGACAAATTGAGCGCCGATATTGGAAGGAAGGGCGATCAATTCCATTATTTCAGCCAAGAACCATTCACCGGGGTGAATTTGGAATGGATTCTCTGGTGTAGCCTCGCGGATACTGACTAAATCAAGGCTTGGATCATGCTCATGTTCCATCAAGATGCGATCACCAAGACGCACATCAATACTGGCTGGATTGAGATTTTCCTCAATGTATGGGTTTACAAGACCATGCTGTTGACATAGGCGACGAATTTCAAAATCAGGAAGCAGCACACAGAAAAATCAACTCGTCCAAAGCTTACCCTCTGCAGCACGCCTGCGCCTAAGGCCAGCTTCGACATTGGTGCCTGGATTGCAGTAAAGCATCATTGCAGCTGGAACATTGGCCCAGCGCTTGTCATGCAACAGACCAGAAATGGTCTTGAACCCATCCAAGCCATAAAAATGAGTTCCAAGATTGTATGCAAAACTCACCAATGCACACTTTTGATTGTCACTCATTTCAACCCAATGGGGGATCTTGCGTCCAAGAACGGCAGCAATACGATCCACTTCTTCGCGCAGCATCATGTCGGCTTCGATCATGTTGATGCGATCACCACGCCTCACTGGACGGCCATCTGAATAACGGGTGTTGCCAAATCCAATAGTCCATGGATCGCCGCCGGTGCCTGGATCTGGGTACGCATCCAGTCGTACGCCCTCAAAGTTTTTAATCATTTGAAGGGCTGGGCCAAGATCAACTTGTTTGCCGTCTTGACTCCAGGTTTTGAACCATTCTCGATCACGTCGCATAGCTGCGTCGTAACCATTTTTTTTGATGTCTTCTTCGAGGGATGCAATGGCTGCGAGCTGATGCGGCAGGCCACGATTGAATCGAAACAGCTGCTGCAGGGTGATCGAGGCTGCGTTGCTCATGATCAGCGTTTCACAAGGGGAGTGACAATACCAGCAAGGATCTCAATTGCTCGATAAGCCTTTACGCCTAACCGGCTAATGCTGTCAAGTGCTTCATCGTCTTTTGGCGTTGGAGTCAAGTTGACCACCACCACAGCAACACCATGAATGGCTGCCAATAAAGCAATAGCATCAGGTAGGTGACGAAGCATTGAATTCATGCAGATGACCTTAGGTTAGTTCTTGATTTCCAAAACGCGCACACGTTTGTCAAGATCAGCAAGCTGGCTGCGAACATCAGTTTTCAGTTCCTGGATGGCTGAAGCAGTTGCTTGCACACTTGCCTCAATGCGTGCCTGACTGACCTGCATATTGATGAGCAGTGCCCCAATAGCCAACATTCCTGCGGCAATTGCAGCTGGCAGCGAAGCAGTCAATACGCTGCCAACAGTATTTGGTTGATCAGCCATTGATCTGTTGTGCTCCTCCTTGATGATAGCGATCGAACGGGTCAGGCTTACCAGCAAGGATGGCCAGAGCCCTGCGGTAGTAATGGTTGTCGGTCTTTCCTACACGCTCCATGTGGTCGCGGATTTTGCGCCAGTTTTCGAGCGTGTCTCGGTCCATTACCTGCCCTGACCTCTGAGTGGCTTGCGGCCCCGGCGGCGTGGGCGGCTGTGCTGCCCGTAGCCTTGCCGGGTTGTCTTGGGCGGACCTGGCTTGTGCTCGATGCGAGCGGTGCCGGTTTTAGAACGAACGGCCATTATGCGGTTACAGCTTTGATAACGGCAAAGCCAATGACAATGGCTTCAGCTAATGCAGCAGCGGTGTTGTTGCGGATGGAAATTGTAGCGGAACCAGCGGCGGCAGCTGCGTTGATCGTATAGGCACCACGAGTACCAGTTGAAACGTGATTTACCACAATTACATCACTTGCTGCAATGCTGCTATTGGTTAGCGTAAAGCTAACGATGGTGGCTGCTGCAAGCGAGGCCGCGTTACAGGTGATCTGACCCGTGATCGTATTAAGTGTTACCGCAGTTGCTTTGCTGGTCGCTTGTGTGACGGTGCCGCCAGCTCCAGTTGCATAGCCAATGCCAGCCGAGGCTGAACTGCTAGTGATAGAGCTGCTGGTAGCAAAACTGCCGCTAGTGCCAATATTGCCAGATGTGATTGCAGTGCCACTAACTTTTCCGGCAGTGCTGATTGCAGCAAGTTTTGTATCGGCAATTGCCGCTGATGCGTTGATGTCAGCGTTAACAATGCTGTCACTTAGGCTCAATTTGCTGTAAGCAATTGCAGCACTGTTGTTAATGTCAGCATTAACAATGCTGCTGGCCAAATTCAGTTTGCTGTAAGCGATAGCAGCTGATGCACTTACATCAGCGTTGACTAGGGCACCAGGAATAATTGCTGCGTAACCAAGTGATGTCCAACCTGTAGTGCCATCACCTAATTTGAATTTGCCAGTATTTGTCTCAAAACCCAATTCACCAGCCGACAGCGTGGGATTGGCAGAAGTCCAGTTGGCAGCGGTGTCGCGCCGCAGTTGGATTTTTTCGACAGTTGTGGTTGCCATTGCTATGCCTCAATAGGTGGTACAGAACTGGTATCAATAGGTTGCGGTGGCACAAAATTGCCATCAACATATAACCAGCCAATATCTACAAATTGATCCGGCGCAAATTTAATTGCTTGATACCCTGCTTCTGGTTGCCATGGAGGTTTGCCATCCCAGTTAATAATGTTGACCACTGTATTGGTTGAATCAATAATGGCGTAGAAGTTTTCCATGGTTACTAGTTCCAATACTGGATAACAATAGCGCCACCAACTCCGCCAGCAGCATTGCCGGTGTTATTGGACTCGCCTTGACCGTATTTCCCAGAGCCATAATCAGAAGTTATGCTCCAAACTTCTGCTGTGGTGCCTGAACCTTGCCTTTTTATTCCACCATCAAGATAAGGTACGGAAACTATTGAAACATGTGATCTGCGCATATTTGCATTAGTTGAAGAACATGAACCGTCTGATCCAGCAACACCAGTATTGTAGGAGCCACCGGCACCACCAGTTGCAGTAATCAATGTAGATCCACCTTGAGGAAGAAAATTACTTGTTCCTCCTGCTGCTCCAGTCGTAGTGTTCGACCCATTTCCACCGGCCCCTATTGTAATGGTATAAACCGTGGCTGGTGTTAAAGATAAAACACCGACACCAACGCCACCATTACCACCGGCACCACCAGAAGTAGTTGAACTTCCTGAGCCACCTCCACCGCCTCCTCCACCAACTACGGTAACGATTGCTTCTGTCACTCCACTGGGACATGTCCAAGTGGTGCTAGATGTAAAGATTTCAACTGTGGGACTGCTACCAACAGCACCCCATGAAACGGAAGTTCCATTTGTGGTCAAAAAATTACCACTGTTGCCAGTTTGTGAAGGTACTAGCGCATTGATGGCATTACTAGCAGTTGTCTGCCCCGTTCCTCCGTTGGCAATAGCAGTAACGCCAGATACGCCAAAAGTGCCATCAAGGGCGCCAATAGTGATCCAACCGTTGTTTGAAGCGTTTCTAATGCGCCACATGGGCGGTGACACGCCTGTGTCCACCCAGGGTTGAAAAGCATAGGTTGGTGAGGGCGCCGCGTTGCCGCTGTGCTGCGTCCATAAGGCAGCAAGCTGGTTGTTCAGATCTGCCCTGAACACCGCCCCACTGGCGTTGGCTACGTTGCCGTCAGCTTGGCTCATTAGACGATTTCCCTCCCATAACCAGTTGCAGTGTACGTGAAGTTACGGCTGATAGCCGTATTCGCGCTATTGAAAAATGTCACAGTAAAGCCAGTTCTGGTTGGGGTGCCCAACGTGAAGTAGTCACCTGTTGCCATATTAAGCGGTGTGATTGAAACTGTTGGCGCTTGATAAAAGTTGCTGGCAAACGTAGCGCTGTAAGCGGCAGCGCCACTACTGATTGTGGCAGACTGTTCAACCCTTTGCTGCAGTTCCGCTGTCGCGCCAAGCTGTGTCACTGACACCAGCACAAAAGGACTTTCGCTTGCAGCATTTAGCCGTAGCTGGAATGCACGGCCTCGCACCATCCCGTTGATGATTTCGTTCCACGCGCTCCAGGTTGGCGAAGCGGTTGGGTCATCGTTGGTCGTACGAACAGCCAATGTACAGTTTGTAACATCAAGCGTGGCTCCATCAATATCCGTTAATTCATCAACTGTTACTGTAATTGAATCCCAAAGTGTGCTATAACCATAAGGTACACTTACAATACTGCGGCGCAAATTTAGGTCATAAACTGCTCCAAGGTCCAAGGTATCCTTGAATTGATAACTACCTGTTTGGCTTAAATTAAATGTGTAATTATTGCCCTCACCATTGGAACCGTCAAGTATGTCAAGTGTTGTGTAGTCTGTAGTAGCTACGCCACCATCAATAGTGTCAAGTGACGTGTAATTGGTGGTAGCACTGCCGCCATCAATACTATTGAAATACTCAAGCACCAAACCAAGATAGAAAGAAGAGTACGACATGCTCGTACCAGTTCCACTAAATTTTGGAGTGAGGCTTTGCTCGGCCCAGGTTTTTGTGATTAGACGCGGTTGAGCTGCTGGCAGTTGGGCAACAACACTTGTTGCATTTACTGATTTTATATGATTTTGATCTTTGAATTTTAGAAAGTAAGTTCCACTCAGTAATGGCACTTGTTTTTGGGTTTGGTTGCCTGAAGCAGATGGAACAATAGCGTTACTGTTATCCCAACTGGCGCCAGCGCCGATAGTTGGGTCATGGCGAATAAGAACTTGGCCGCCAACCATTACATCCATATCTGGAGCAAGATCCCAGCTAATAATGGCGGTTGTATCGCTAATAGGAATCATATTGACACCAGTTACATCTGCTGGTGCAGCACCCGTTGCCTCAACAGATACCGACAAACTAACAGGCAGGCTACTAAGCAATCCCGTAGAGCTAATTGAATACACTTCAATGTTATAATCGCCAATCGTTACATCAAGAATGTCATAATTTGGCCCGGAAGTTTCTACCGTAACCCAGTTTCCATTTTGCTCTCTATATTTCACCCTATATCTTGAAACGCTTTTAACTGGCGTCCAGGTCAAGGCTAATTTTGTCAAAACACGTGTGCCGATGACATAGAAAACTTCTTCGGATGACAAGTCCGTTGGAGCTGCTGGAATTGTATTCAAATTGGTAATTGTTTTAGGCTCAAGCGGAACGTCTTCCTCAATAAAATCAAATTTGCCGGAATCGTATGTAATTGCGCTAATTGTGTATTTCGATTGATCTTGCTCTTGTACACCAAGAATGCGCCAAGTTGTTGTAGACAAATTATCATCTGACAGCATCCAAATGCTATTTACTTGCGGCGCAGATGTAAAAGCACTTTGAACGGTAATAACAGAACCGTTAATGGTAGAAACGCCACGCGACTCCACCGTTCCATCTGACAGAATTACAGAAATTGTGCAACCGCCACCGACAGAAAGGTCAGTATTTGCGGTGTCATCAACTGTTACCGTTGTTGTTGTAGCAGCAGAAATTCGACCACCACGGCGGGCTCCAGCTCGCATTGGATCTTGAATTGAAATAATTTGACCGGGCCGACATATGACACCAGCGTCTATAGACGTCACAAAACTGACAACTTCAGAATACTGCTCGGAATACAGCAACCATTTGCCCAGGCGCCTAGCTTGCCCCCGTGATGTGCAAGCAAAACCTTCAATATCAGCGCGAACTACACCATATTTTGAAATCATATCTGGTGTTGACTCGACAACTTCGTAATTCACATCTCGGGTTTCCAGGTCAAAGTATTTGACAACAACAACAGTGTTACGTTGCTTAAGACTGCTGCCGCTATAACTAAAGCCACCTTCTTCGACGTTTGCCAAAGTGAACAGGAAGGCTGGCGTTTGTGGCCGATCTTGTGCAACAGTTAGCGCACCAACGCTCCAATAGGGCATTGCCCTCATGACGCTGCACAGATCGTTGATCAGCTTGTAAGCATCCTCACTGGTTTGAATGTTGCAGTTGCAGCTAAAGCGTGGTTCTTCGCCGCCAAAACCATCAGGAACCAGTGCATTCGCATATTGACTGGCGGAATAGAAGGCCCAGCGGTCCAGTTGTGTGGTGTCGATTTGATCGCCAAATCCCCAA